TATCTGGGAATATTTCAAAAACTGTTTTATTGCCGAATGCTGGGATCTTGATTTTCTCATAGGCTAAATCGGACGCACCGTTCAACCGCACACAAGCTTGCATCCCTTTGGCGGTCGCGGTGGCAATAAGCTTTGCGATGTGATAAACCATTTCCAGCATGTATTCTTGGTGATGATGAAAGAATGCAATCACCTTGTTGATCCTAGAACGCATCGTTGCATTCAATTCACCCTCTTTGCGGATGCCAGCTTGCCCGCTTTCGGACCCTAGGCAGATTTTCTTGCAACCAAATGAGGCTTTAGCGCATACGTTCCCCAGCTTGCCGTTAAATCCCATTTTCGGCGCATAGGTGCTGGCAAAATCCGCCGGTGCCATGTAATTAATTCCATTAAGCCAGTTGTATTTGGTGGCCTTGATGGCCTTGGCACTGTCTACGGAAAAGAAACGGGAAAACCTTACTGTTGGTTTTTTACCGGAAAAGAGACCTTGCCATCCGGTTGTTTGGTTAAATTTGGTAGTTTCGAAAAGTTGGATAACTTGACCCATGATTTTGAACTCCAGAAAAAAGTTATAATTGATTTACTTACCCCTTCGGGGAGCAGCCGTTCATTTTCGGGAGTTTTTGCCGGTCGATTTTTAGCTCATTTCTGCCGGACGGGACGACGTTGTGAAAAATTCCGCTAAATTGTTGAAATTATGCGAAAAACTTTAGAAAGAGCATCGAAGATAGCGACCCTGTCGCCTCGTGAAATTGCGAAAATTCGCGCAAGAATTCAGCAAACAGTCACAAACGCTCAAAAAGATATCGATTTAGTGCTAATCGGCGAGAAAAAATGGTCGCCAGTTCAGTTTAATCTATACAAATTGCTGTTAAATAAAATAGTTCCAGACATTTCAACTACTTACGTCGAGCAAAACGACAGAACAACTAGGCGAATTAGCGGTTTATCGCGTCAAGAATTAGAGGAAATGGTCGCAGAAAGGTCTTCTGGTACTAGGAAACCTACTACTGAAACCCTAGGAAAACCGCCAGTTTTTGACGATCAAACAGAAATTAGTGACAGTGACACAGCCAAAAATGAATAAAATTTGGGTCATATCGGCCCTTAAAAAAGAGTCATTATTCGACCATAGGGGGGGGCTGCTGCCCGAAACCCCCAGGCCGATTTTTTTTTTATGATTAACTTAGCGTCTTTCGTGCGCTATCCAAATTTTGGAGTTCTAAAATGGGTGAGGTAATAAGACTTCATGTCCATAAAAACAAACGTCACAAGCGTCTTCGCAAAGAAACCCGCGATACACTTCTTTCAACAGCAAAGCAGATAAGACGGCATGTACCAATCGATGGTTATGTACTGGTAGGTTTCACAATAAACCCCGCCGGGAACATTTCACACCACGTTCACTTCGATGTGCCCACTGCCAGTCTCACATATGTCTTACCTCAAATGGCTCAACAGGCAATTTTGTCAGCATTACAGGAACTGGAGGACAAGTAATGACAGTAAAGAACACCCAGCGGGACCGCATCAACTCAAACTGCACCCCAGAGGAACTTGGCAGAGCTATAGCTGGGATCGATCTGGCTTCCATCCCGCCAGAGAAACGCAAACAAGCTATCACTGAACGTCTGGTAGAGGTCATGCTTGCCACAACGGACAGCACAGAAGAGCGCAGAAAACCAAACTTCCAACTTGCACTTGATACCTACGGTCAGCTGCGCCGCCGTAGAGCAAGATCGCAAATCATCATTTAAGGAGATCACCATGATGAAATACTTTGACAAAGCACAGGAGTGGTTTGGCAAGCAGAATTCTGTCGTACAGATGGGCATCATCTTTTGCATAGGCTTTATTGTCATAGCTACGTTCATATCACTCACAGGCTGATATATGTCAAAAAACCAAAACGCCCCGGAGACCGGACAGCTCATTTCGGACATGTCCGACGCAGACCTTGCGTCCCTGCTCCTGAAAGTTCGCGCAGCAGAAGAGGGCTTTTTGGGTTTTGTCAAACTCATGCATCCAGAATGGAAGATACCAAAGTATCAACTCGACTTTATCGAGCTGCTGGACAAGCTGGAGAGGCGGGAACTGCTGAACAAGAAGGGCGAACCCGTCTATAATCTTCTGGTTAACATGCCTCCAAGGCACAATAAGTCCACTCTCGCCACCAAGCTGTTCCCGGCTTACTGCATATGCCGCTCCCCTTGGTCAAAGATCCTGGTATCCTCCGCAGCAAAAGACCTTGCCGAATCCTTTGGCGCGGAAACCCGTGCCTATTTAGAGAACCCGCACACAAAACTTGCCTTCCCTGACGCCTCCATCTCCAATAAAACCGGAGCAAAGGCTGACTGGCTCACTGATCAGTCCGGTCAATACCTGGCTTTAGGCCAGTCTGGCAACACCATCGGGCGACCAGCGAACTTGTTAATACTGGATGACCCCTACCCCAACAGACAGGCAGCCGAATCACCAACTCAGCGTCGTGCTATTTGGTCTTTCTGGAACTCTGCCCTGTGGCGTAGGCGCGAACCGGATCGCGACAACCGCCAGCCCATAACTATTGTCATCCATACGAGGTGGGTTCCGGGCGATATAACGGGCACCATACTGGAGTCCCAGGATTACAAAGACGGCTTCTGGCATCATGTCAGCTACGAGGCAATCACAAAGAAGAAGGCACAGGGGCAACTCTCGACAGAGGTCGCTTTATGGCCCGAAAGATTTCCGCTCGACTGGCTACAGCGGGAGCAACGTGCAGACCCCCGTGAATTTACCTGTCAGTACCAGCAGAGGCCATACACTGAGGGAGGCAATATAATTAAAGGCAACTGGTGGGGCACTTACGATCCATCTCCAGAAACGCTTCCCAAATTCGCCCAAGTCGTCATCGGTGTTGATGGTGCATTTAAAAAGACAAACCTTTCTGACTATTCTGCTGCCGTAGTAGCGGGTCTCGCCACAGATGGAGACATATATATATTGGATGTCATGCGGGAGCGCATGGATTTCCCAGAATTGAAACGTGCCCTCATCCGTCTGAACACGCAATGGCGTGGCCGCGGTCTCCGCGCCATATATATAGAAGACAAAGCCTCCGGCATTACGGCTCTGCAAGAACTCAAAAACCATAGCGGTATGTCGGTCATCCCGTACAAGGTCGTAAACGACAAGGTCTCCCGAATATCGGCAGTCACCCCCCTGATAGAAGGAGGCAGGTGTATGCTCCCTACCAACGCTCCTTGGATTGATGACTTTCTAAAAGAGTGCGAACAGTTCCCCAACGGGAACCATGACGACCAAGTTGATGCCCTGGCAATTGTTCTTGACATCCTAGCCCGCACTCCTCTTCAGTCAGCCAGTGACTTCTCTGTAGATCCGCTCACAGCAGAGGATTCTCTCCTCAAGCAAATACAGTCTCATCGAGGCTATACAGATTCCGTTTTTGGTAAATCAAGCCCTTTCACACAAAGTCCCTATCACTCTGCATTAGGTGAATAATCGGGACGACACATCCCTATAGAAAGAACAGAATCCAGCATGGCTATTATATCACAACCAGAGGGTGCAAAGTCTTTTGTGGACGATGCAGTCATCGTAGATCTCGCGCCCCATGCGCGGAAGCTCATGGCATCCGAAGACATTGCGGTAGATCTGAACGAAGATCAGAATGCCCGCCTAACGAATTACATCCGCGAAATAGTCAAGATGTCCTACTCTCGTATCTCCCGAAGATACGATCACTGGAAACTCGCAGACAGGGCACACGATGTCTATGTCCCAGCCGACGCAACCCGCTTCCGCGAGAAGGCGGTCATAGGAGACACCCGTGCAATTGCAGATACGGTCCTTACATATCTTATGGCAGCTCTGGGTGGACGCAACCCTATGTTCCAGTTGGAGGGCCTGAACCGCAACTCGCGAAAATCAGCGGCCATCTTAGAACAGGTTCTGCACCAGCACATGAGGCGAACCGCTGGCGAAGCCCGTCTAGCCCAGCATCTTCTAGATTGTATCCGCTACGGTTTTGCTCCGACAAAAGTTACTTGGAACGCTTACAACAACACCAACGATATCTCAAACTTTGACCCCCGCCGGGTCTTCCCCGATCCTAGGGTCCAGTGGGGAGACTGGGAAAACATGCAGTACTGTGTTTTCACAAGCACAGGCTCATATGACGCCTTGGTCCAGACTGGCCTGTACCCAAAACTTCGCGAAGACATTAAATACAGATACCGCCTGGCCTCCGACCAGCAGGCATGGGAAGCACACAGATGGCATCAGGAGGAAGGCCGCGGTCTATCAATTGATCCGCTGACACCGAATGAGCGTTCCGCTGGCAGAACGTCCAGCTTCTTCCAGCTTGGCAACTCGCGGATAGTTGATGAAGCATGGATCAAACTTGCCGGATACCAGGTCAACCTCCCAACGCTCGACAGTGTCTGGCTTCTTGTCAGTATAATAGATGAGAGTATGGTTATCCGCTGCCAGCTAAACCCATACGGACGTATGTTCCCGGTTGTGATTGGCGGTCTCTATCACGACACCCACAAGAACTACGCACAATCACTCTATGATTTATTGCTCCCGCTGCACGATATAGCCACTTGGCTGCTGAGATCACGCATAGACAACGTGCAGTCAGCGATGAACAACCTAATTTTCGTTGACCCTACGCGAGTAGCTGTATCCGATTTAATAGACAGGAATCCTTGGGGAGTAGTCAGAAGCTTACCGGGACACGAACCTGGTGAGGGCGTTTTTATAGCCAATATTCCAGATGTCACAAGGGGTCACTGGAATGATATTGGAGCCTTATCGGAGATCAAGCAGCGCCTATCAGCCGCCAGTGACGCACAACAAGGAATGCCATCCCCAGGTTCCGATAGAACCACCGCCTATGAAGTACAAAGATTGACACAACTGGGTTCTCAGCGGCTTGGGGTACTTTCCCGCATCATCTCAGCACAGTCTATTCGGCCTCTGGTTCGAATGTCTGTCGAGAATATCCAAGACGCCATCGCCCTAAACGGCTCGATAAGAATGGGCAACGACCAGTCCAATGAAACTCTTGAGCCTATGATCCAAGACGGCTACCTCGACTACTCAAATGCCGACCTTCAGGGTGAAATCGAATACTTGGTCGTAGACGGCACCCTCCCCATCGAGCCGTCACGCTCCCCGGAGTCCTGGCTGAATGCGGTTCAAGTTGCATCTCAGTCCGGTCTAGGCATGGAACTCGATTTAAAAGCAATGACCCTAGAGGCTGTCAGGTCAATGGGTATCAGCGACATCGACAGGTTTCGCATCCCTGCCGAAAAGTTACAGCGCGAGGGTCCATCACCCAGCCAGCAAATGGAGATCATGGAGAAGATGCGGGGTGCTTCTGTCAAACCGGATGAGGAAATCGACAGAGAGCTTGAGAAGGGCAACATTATTCCAATGAGGCAAGCACAATGAGTCTAGACAAAGCAGAAGCATTTAAGAACGTAGTCCCTGCAAGGACACGCGAATATATTGACGCCCTCCATAATCATGTATCCACAACTGTCAGCACAGATCTCGCTGAACAGAACAAATATATGAAAGACCAGCGGGATGATTTTGACAAACAGATCGCAGAGATGTCTGCCCGTATACGCAAGATGGAGGAGATACTTAATTTTCAGATCGGCTCCCGTCGCTATCTCCTCGATTTGATTGAGTACATCAACGAGATGGAAGAAAAGAAGAGGTCATAATTTATGCCCATTACTCGTCCCACTGGTGACCAGTTAGCTTTTGACTCCTCCGCTAATGGCGTACAGGTTCTAGATACCTATCTGGAAAATGCTGAATTAGGAGGCCGTTCCATTGGCGACCTGCTTGCAGACCTGTTTGATAACACGGGTGTATTCCGGTCCAGTGTATTTCAGTTCCGCGAAGATCCGAACAACGTAGGCCACTTTCAGGTCAGAGTCGGAGAGTTCATCCAGGCTGACACCGGATGGCAGACAATTACGTTTACAAACTTTGCCGGTTATGTCGCTGATGCCCTATCATACAAACAGGATGCAGAGACTGCCGCAGTAAATGCAATCAATGCCCAGACTGCCATCCAGCCAGTCATAACAAACCTGCAGCAGGTCCAGTTAGTTGCAACCAATATCACCAATGTCGTCAATGTAGGCTCTCAAATAGGCGGCACAGTCCAGCACACCGTCACAATGTCCAGCAATAACTTCCTGATTGACGGTCAAGCCAACCAGGCATTGGTAATGAAGACGGGCTTCACTTACGAGTTTGATGTCTCTGATGCTAGTAACACAGAGAACTTCGCCTTTTCTGAAACCAGTGACGGCACACACAACTCCGGTGTTGAATATACACCCAACGTCACCCGCACAGGGACGGCTGGTACGGCTGGGGCGACAGTCACAATTGTCATCAACAGTTCAACCCCGCAGACCGGACTCTTTTATTATGGGGCGACCACAAGCGGTGCTGGTGCAGCAATCACGGTACGCGACCACAACATAGACCTGTTGGGAGCGATTGCATCAGACATAACGACAGCAGCGCAAACTGTTGCCCCGGCTGTCCCGGACATCCAGATAATTGCCCAGACAGCGAACCTCGCAGCGATTACAAATGTAAACACTGATCTGCAAGCCATAAAAAATGTTGATAACGATCTCACAGAAATAAAAGCGGTTGAAAATATCAAAGGCGATATCACGGTCTTGGCCCAGACAAATAATCTTAATGCCATCTCGACAGTGAATGGTGCAATTGGTGCGGTCAATACAGTTAACTCTAACATCGGCTCAGTCAACACTGTAGCATCGGCATCCAACCTCGCGGCCATTCAGTCAGTTGCCACAGACATTTCCAAGGTCGTCACTGTTGCAAATGACCTTTTGGAATCAGTCTCAGAGATCGAGGCTGTTGGAAACTCCATATCAAACGTCGATGCCGTAGCGAATGCCCTAAATAATATCAACACCCTCAACCAAGGCTCAAACCTCGCCAATATATCAGCCGTTGGGGGATCGATTGCCAACGTCAACCAAGTCGCGACCAATCTCAATGCAATCATTAACGCTGGTGATGATGCAGAGAAGTATGCAACTCACCCCGTCAACACACAGTTTACTGACAGTGCGGGCAATCAAGAGTATTCAGCCAAGCACTATGCGGCTATGGCGGGTGCAGCTGGTTCTGCTTTTACAACGATACAAGGCGATGAGCGCACAGCGGGTGATGCCAGCGATGTCACCTCAGACAGCGGATCAGACACCCTACAGTTATTCGGACTTGGCGGGGCAAAGGTAAGAACAGATGAAACCAACGACGCTGTCTACATCGATAGCCGCGCAGTAGCGATGGCAATTGCATTAGGTTAGGAGAACACGATGCCAGCTTATCAGTTTAAGAACGCCACAGCCAATGCAGTCGGCACGACTGGCGCGGAGGTCTATACGGTTCCATCCGCGAAGAAGTCTATAATGATTGGCTGTTCTATTTCCAATGTCACAGGCAGCACCCTTCCCGCTGAAGTTCAGCTAATAAAGGCTGACAGCACGGTCATTCATCTTTCCACCTCAACAAGAATTACAGGCGGGACGACGCAAGATCTTTTTCAAGGTAAAAAACTAGTATTGCAAACAGGAGAAAAAATTAAAGTGCTGTCACAGGTGGACCAAAGTTTTGATGTGGTTGTCTCAGTCCTAGAGGATGTTGATTGATGGCAGCTCTTACAATGAACACGGCCCCAGCCGATAATGATTATCAGGGGAAGACATTTTATGGCTTCAAGCTCGATGCCAACGGAGATTTGAGTGTCGTCAAAATAAATGACGGCTCAGTGATCTCCATGCCAGATCCTGACAACCAGAGCGGCCCTAATGATTACCGCCACTGGATTTGGACAACGGACACCCTCAACTTTACTTGGGGCACAAACGGACACTTGAACATGGAGATCATTTAAATGTCTACCATTATGGATTTAGGTAAATTACGATTTTACTGGGCTGGTGACTACAACGCCGCTACGGAGTACGAGAGCAATGACATCGTCAGATATGGCGGCAATATCTTTGTCTATATCTATGGTCTTAAAACCACTGGCAATCTTCCAACGAACACAACCTACTGGGCAAAGATGGTCGAAGGATTTTCCTTCGATGGTGTCTACGATGCGAACACAACCTACCAGGCGGGAGATGGTGTCAGTCATGGCGGTAGAGTTTATGTAGCAGTCCAGACGACACAAGGTAACACTCCTCCGAACAGCACATATTGGTCGGTTTTCGCTGACGGCATTCAATACGAGGCTGCTTACAACAACGCCACAGGCTATCAAAAGAACGATGTCGTAACCTACGGCCCTCAAGTTTACATCGCGAAGCAGGACACCACCGGAAACCTGCCTACGGATACAGTTTATTGGGATAAATTTGTCGAAGGTATTTCAGCATCAGCCATCTACAATGCTGGGACCGCATATGTCCCAGGAAACCTCGTAGCCTACGGCGGTAACATCTATCAGGCAACCACCAACACTACAGGCAACTTGCCCACAGTCACCGCCAACTGGTCCCTCTTTATTCCATCGATCAATCCTCGCGGAAACTGGGCAACTTCCACAGCCTACGAACCAAATGATTTAGTCGTCTACGGTGGCAAGACGTTCCGCGCACTCCTTGCCCACGCATCAGGTACTTTCGAGA